ACCATTTGCTCGCTTGTAGAAGCAACCCGTACTACCAATATAGACTCTTCCGTTTTCCACGTTTAGGATTCGATAGATTCCACCTTCATTACTTGCATCTCGAAATATCTTTTTCATTTGTTCTCCTTGATATGGGTATGTCCACAGAAACAATCATAGGGCATATCAAGGGAAATGTATACTAAAAAGCCCGAGTCTTTTGGACTCGGGCTCGATAGTTAATCGTCTACTGGTCGATTATAACAGAATCTAGATCAAACTCATATCGAGCACAGTGACCGTAGCGTAGAAGTCATTTCTGACCATCTTCTTGCCGTAGCGGGTCATAACACCCTTACGTGGCGTGAAGTCTTCCTGCGCGTAGATAACTGGCGTGAGGATGAGTGGGATGTAAGGAGCGTAGATGTATCCGCTCTCAAGGAAGGTGTTACCCTTTAGACCCACGAGGATCTTGTTTGCTGGGAAGTATGGGTCCTTGTAAACCGTGTAACGGGAGTTCAAGGTACCAACCGACTCAGCGCCGATCGTCATGCTGTCACGAACCTGTCCATCCGAATCGAGACGATATGCCTGCTTGTAAGCAACCATGTGTTCGAAGATCGTGCAAACATCTGGCGAAGTAACGATGAAGTTACCGGAACCACGAAGCGTCTTACGATGAATCGTGTTTGCTGCGTCCGTGATCGTCTCCACGAGCGTTTGATACCACTCTTGAATATTCACGAATGCCTGTGGACCTGGGGCAAGAGCCGAGGACTGTAGAGCTTCTGCTCCGCTTACCTTGTTTACGATCTTACCAGGAGCGCGGGACCAGTAAAGGTTTGCTGCGCCGGCTTGCGTTACAAGGTCGTTAAGGATTTCACGGTCGATTTCTAGCGTGATCATCTCGGAGAGGATGTTCGTAAGTTCAACCTCAACGTCGATCGAGTAGAATGCCGTCAAGTCCTGAGCCATTTCTGGCGACCAGCGAGCACGCAGCTTGCGGGTCGTTGCAGTTACGCTTGTGGATTCGATACGAATATCAACTTCTGGGATGACTGGCGTTGGTGGGTTAATACCGAAGTCAGACTCGAAAGAAGGAATCGTAAGTGCTGCGCCGTCAGAGTTGACCGAGAGCGAGTCAGCGATAGCTGCCGATCCGGTTACTGGCGTTGCGTTCTGTGCTGGTGCAGTTCCTGCATTTGCCACACGAAGGACAAAGAGAACGTGCGATCCGTTTAGAGGATCTGGGGTGAAACGACCCGCGACATAATCCCAATTTCCGCGCTTATTAAGCTTGCGAAGGTTAAGGATTCCTGTTCCAGCCTGGTATTGTTCACCCCAAGCTGCGACGCTATTTCCGAGTGAACCAGCGAAACCTGTAATCGAAATCTGCTCAAGAGCCGTAAGGTCTGCACCTGTAATGTTACCAGTCACCGTCGAGGCTGAAAGGAACAAGAAGGAGTAGTCAAGTACGGCGTCAGCAAGATCAACTTCGATCTTTCCATCGTATCCTGCATAACGGGCGTTATATCCGCCGAAATCAGCAGACGTGGAAACCACGCCACCGACCGTCCATGCGTTCGTTCCTGCTACCCATGCACCGATCGAACCTGAGCCAAGCACAAATGCCTTGGACTCTTTGTGAACCTTCGAATAACCAGTTCCAACGTTGTCATACATACCACCCGTTGCGAGGGAACCGGAACGAATTCCTGAGCCTCGTGGGTTGTTATAGACAGACTGACCACGAGTATAGGTCGAGTTTGCTGCGGCAGAGTCAAGCGAAACGCCTGCTGCACCACCAACGTTCGATCCATACGTGTAATCAAGATAGAACAAGAGACCTGCTGGGAGGCTCATTGGTTGTACCGAAACTACTTCGTTTGCAATCAAACCGGCGAATACGCGGCGAACGATTGGGAATGCTACGTTCGTAAAACCAACGACCTGTCCGGAAGAGGTTAGACCACCTGCTCCAGTGGAAAGGGCGTTAGCTTCTTTGATAAGCTCTCCTGCCTGGTTCTCAAGGAGGATAGCCATGTTATCACGACCAGTTCCTTTAAGACCCTCTAGGAGCTTCGTTGGCTCCCACTTCTTGACGAGACGTGGTGCGTCTGCGGCAAGATGACGGCGATGAACGCCTTCTGCTAATTGTGCCAGTGTAAATTGTTTCATTTTACTAAACCCCTGATTTCCTATATTCTAACTATTTGTGCGAAACCGTTTTTTCAGTCTCGACCACCTTTTACTAAGACTGCCCAGCGATCAGCGTCACCAATAATGACCTTATCTGCCTCGATTCCTTCGGAAAGGACACTCTCGGTCAGCATCTTGTCGGTATCAACCTCTGCTGATGCAGGTGCTACTGGCTTAGAAGCAGATCCAACCACTTTGGCTGAAGTTGCTGACTTCTTTGCTGTAGCAGATTCACTAAGCTTGGTCTTGATCTTCTCATAGACCGTCTTAGCCTCGGCGATAGTCTTTGCCCTGTCGAGATGTTCGACGATAGCTTGTTGCTGCTTACGATTCAAATCCCCACGTTGTAGGAACTTGTTAAGCAATAACACCTTGGACAAGAATAGGTTCGTTTCGGCCATTTCTTTTTTGAGAGTAGTGACCTCTCTGGTGCGTACTTCTGCAATCTGCCTATATGCCACAGCCTTTTTATCGACTACTGGCTTATTAACAACCTTTTTGGATGGAACGGCTGGTTTCTTTCCAGAAACTCTCTTTGCGCGTGCTGCCTCAAGCAATGCCTTGGCAACTCTGCGTCTACGACGGGCTTCCATCATCATACCCATTTCGTCAAGCTCGTCATCATGAAGAACAACGCGCTCATCGCCTTCTTCCTCGCCAGCGCCCAGGTCTTCTGGTCCGGCTTCCATATCTTCCTCACCACCACCGAGAGCTAGACCACCTTCGTCGTCTCCACCTTCGTCGTCTCCACCCTCTTCTTCAGCGTCAAGGTCAAGAACTTCTTCTTCGCCTTCTCCGCCCATATCCATCATCTCTTCTTCGCCTTCTCCATCAAGGCTATCGAGGTCTTCCTCGCCGCCCATCTCGGAGTCCATGCCAGCAAGCATCGATTCAATATCAATCTCGACATTATCGACATCAACATCCGAAAGGTCTACATCTGGAAGGTTAAGAGAAAGTGTATCTTCTTTTAGATTTGGCTCAAGGACTTTCTGTGCAGGAGCTTTTCCGCCCACTGGCTTAACAGAACCCTGATCACCAGTCTTTGGCTTACCGCCCTTTAGAGTCTCAGCCTCTTCTTTGATTGGCTTTTTGCCCTTACGTCCTCTTGAAGCCATTTCAAGACGAAGTTCACGGATAGCTTCCCTGAGTTCTTTCTCGTCTACTTCAAAGAGTTCTTCTGGAGATGCAACTGGCTTCTCGCCCGTGTCGCCAAATCCTTCTTTGCCTTCTGCAATAGCATCAGCCTCATTCCAAGGCTCATTCTTGGTATCGGTCGTACCAGGAAGTGCTTTTTTGCCGGCAAGAACGCCTTCACCCGATGGCTCGTCCTGGGTCAGAGTTGAATCTTCAAAGAGATCAGCCTGAACACCATCGACGCTTTGTGCCTTTGCGGTTGCGCTCTTATGAACAGGAACTCCGGTGTTTCCAGAGCTTGCCGAATCTTGAGCGAGGCGCTCTTGATCCTCGTTCTCGTATAACTTAGCTGCAAATTCTTTAAGACTCTTCATGTTTGGGTTGCCCTTTTGATTATAACTAGTAGCTAGTTTTGCTTCTTTCAATTTCACGAACAGAAATTCAAGTCTGTTTTCGTTTAACTTGCCCTGTTTCGGCGAGATTACCCCGCGTTCAATCAAAGCATCTAACCGTTCCAGCAGACCAAACAACTTCTGTTTGAGTCCTTCAGACACTACATAAGGCATCTTATTTGAAAAGAACGCCTCGTCAATTCTCATTGCAACTTCATGCAAACGAGCTTTGAATTCGTTGTAATTCTCCGCAACAACAGGCGGTGGAGGAGGAATTTCCTCTTCTTCTGGTGGAAGTCCAGGCACCGCCGGGACACCAGCAGGCGCAGCAGGAGGCAGCATAGCTGCTCCGGTTGTATCTTCTGGTGGTGGCAGAGCGCCGGCACCAAGATCAGCCGCAGGAGCGCCAGGAGCTACCGGCATGGTATCTACAGGTCCAAGAGCACCAGCACCAGGCGATGGCTCTGGAATAACTGCTCCTGCCATTGCTGCCGTTGGGTCTTCTGGTGTTCCAGTCGCCCAGAGTTTGTTGATATCCACGACATACATGCCGTCTTTATCAGGCAAACCAATATCCATGATATCACTTCCAATACCTGCGCCATCTCCCACAGGAGAAACAGGTGGAAGGGCTCCTGCGCCAGCATCCATTGGTGGCGGAACAACACCAACGTCACCCATTGGTGGCATTGCTGTTTCAGGAGGTGCTGCATCAATTACAGAACCAAGACCAGTAGGATCTTCACCCTCTGGTGGTGGAAGATCATCCTCTTCAAAAAAGAAAGAACTAGCCACTTCTTTCGTAATCATCCGTTTGATAATTGGGGAAATCTGCTCAACAATCTTACGTTTTGCATCAGCTTCAACGACCTCTCGGATCTTTTTAGCCTCAATCAACGATTCTTTGTAGATGTCAGTCATCTCTTACGTCCTTGTGTCTCGCTTAATTAGCCGGCTGTGGACCCACGTCCCAGACGAAGGCTACCAATTCTTTGAGTAGCGATAACCAACGAGGTATTTTTGGGATTTGCACCAGCAACATTTGCACCAGCATCAGTACCAGGAGCCGTGTTGAACGCTCCTCCGCCACCCTTTAGCTTATCTGCAAGTTCACGGTCAAGTTCAGGAATGCCTGCTGGGTTATGTGCATCATCAGGATTTATAATAATGTTTGGAGACCAAGGTGTGCTTGGCAAGCCAGCACCACCGAGTACAACTCCATTAATATCAGGAGCGCCTAGATAGTCCATATCAACAAGACCAAACGTATGTCCACCATCATCGCCCGCTACGCGCGGGGTGTTCGTGCCGACCAGACCTCCCAAGTTAACAACGTTTGAAAATGTTGCGATAACCTTATCATCCGTAAGCTCTCCAGAATAAACAGGAGAAGCAGGATACAGGGCTATCCTAATAGCAGAATCTGAACTGCCAAGTCCCTCAACTCTTACAGGTGGTTCTACCATGATTTGTCTACGTGCAGGCATTTGTTATCTCCGTCTCTTTTCGATAAATAGAGCGAACAGATGAAATCACGCTAGTTTTACTCAGACCTTCGTCCACCCATTGCAACCTTTGCCCAACGTTGCATATCTCCACCAGCACCAATAGCTGCCAAAGCTTCTAATCCCTTGGAATCTTGCTTAGTAATTTCATTTTGGACTTCTGGAAGCGCAAGTCCCCCTAGTCCCTGACGATGTTCGTTTTCTTGTCCAATCATCTTCTGTAAGGTCGTTCTAGACGTATCTTCGAGAATCTGACTGTAAAGTGCAGCTTCTTCTGGTCTTGCTCTCGTGACCAAGGATGTTGCCATCTGAATAGCATTTGACAACATTGGATTATGAACAATCGCAGGCTGTTGAACTCCATATGGATTATATGCCTGGACTTGTGATGGCTGATGAGGAGATGAAGCAGGAGTAATCATATCAGGAGAAGCTACTGGCATTCTTCCGCCGCCACTAGCACTAGCACCGATAGATTCAGTAACAACTGCATTAAAAGCGCCTTCTTGAACAAGTTCACGAATGCACTCCTTAATCATTGACCTAAATTCTGTTTTGCTTAGTTTCATCTTAGTCCTGTTGAGTTCTGTTTGCTAAAGTATTCCTCTGCTGCCGAATTTGCCTTGTTTGACACGCTAGAAACAAACTTAGCCAGCATTCCAATCCAGGGATTCTTTGTTCTCTGAGCCACTTCTGTTAATCCTTCGCCAGCTTCTAACAACATTCTAAGAAACGGCTGAACATCCAAACTCAAATCTTCGTTGAGAATGACTTGCTCGCGGATAAGCTGTTTTAACTCTGTCTTGGTTAGCTTTGTCATTTTTGTTCTCACTCATTTACATATGGAGTGGTTTTCATCGCAAGAATATCAACCATATCCCCTTTTGCACGTATCATCGACTCAAGTCGTTTCAAAGCCTTCAGAGTCTCCATATCTTTTCTTTGTCTAAGGGAAGCAATCAACAAGTCCTTTAGCTTCTCATCTTCTTCAAGTCCCCTTGCTAGTTGATCAGTTAAAACGTTTCTCTCTGCTTGTTGTCCAATCTCATCCCAGGAAACCTGTTCCCAAATGAACTCTTTCAGCTCTGTTTTGGTAAGTTTCTTCATGACGCTAGACTAGCTACCTTCTTGTTCTCTGACTAGACGCTGATAAGCGTCTTTGATGCTTTCTACTTGTCCAATCATCTGGTCCAGAAGCCGAACAATAGCTGCTTTTACCTTTGGGTTGTCAATAGCTTCAAGTCCATCCTTCATCAAAGTAATACCTTCCAGAACCTTGGTCTCTCCTTCGGAAAAGGTTGTTTGTCCTCCGTAGCCCTCTCCATCCCTGCCAGCTTCCGGATATCCGGCAGAACCCATTCCTTCTCCGCCACGCCAACGATCACTGAAAATATCTGATCTAGCTTCCACGACCAAACTCTTTAGTTGTTCTTTGGTAAGTTTTCTAGTTTTCATGGCTTATCCCTCTTAATTCCGCATAAGTCATTCAAAACACGATCAACTCGGTCTGACTGAGAGAAAATCTTGTCCAAGAGTCTTGGATCAACTTCTCGAGCTTCGCGCATTAAGAAGGCATTCGGCGTTGAGGGCTCAGAAACCAGATCCCAGCAGATAAGATGAAGGTCATCCTGAACCAAGTCAGCTTGATGTGTTGGACGCAAGGAACCAAGAGCACGAGAAGAAATGCCGATTTTGACATTGCTTTCAATCAGGGCTTTCGCGATATTACCGGCTGGAGTAGGTAGAATCTCTACCGTAGCCATAACCGCATCATTCTCAGTCCAGACATTGGTAATGAGATGGGAAACGTTCTTGAGGTTAACAACAGGCTCGTCCGCGTGATCAAGCTCGCCAGTTGCCCGACGTTCAACGACAAGCTTCTTATAGTTCTCGATTTCACGGAAAAGAATGTCTTTTGGATAGATACGTCCGTTTTGATTCAGTGTATCTGCTCTTTGGATAACTCCCTTTACGATCAAGTTACCAGTAGAAGACTTCTCTTCTTTCAAGACTTCATAGTTGAAATCTGCATATTCTTTTAAAAACTTCATTTCGTTAACAACTCCTCTTTCAGCTTTAGCAAAGTCATATAGAAGGTAACTGTGGAGTCATCAATCTTTTCAAGACTAGAAAACTCACCTTCAAGTCTGTTCTTTGCCTCAATCAGCTTATCCCTAACTCTTTTATCGAAATTCATTGACTCATGAGCTTCAAAAATCATCTTAGAACAAACGGTCCTGATCTCTAAAAGCTTGGACCGGAGAGCAGAGAGGTCTGTTCCAGCGGTAAAGGCATATAGCTTGACAAGTTGCTGCTGTTCCTCGTTTAGAATCCCAGAGAACTTGGCATTGGTCTTTTCGGTCATCAGTTTGAAAACCAGACCATCAATATCCCCATCTGTCAACTCTAGAACGTCAAGATTTGGTTCTTTCCTCTTTTCGGTAACGACCATACGTTTCAGAACGCCGTCTTCTAGCTCTACCAGTTCTTTGATGGTTCCTTTGAATCCGATTCCACGACAAGCGTTCAACAAGACCTGGACTGTCGCATAATCTTTGTATTCGGAAATCTGACGCTCAAAGAACTCAGGATCCCTGAGAGTGTTCTTTATCTCGTCAATCAGATGAGATTTCTCTTCATCTAAGGTCTTTTGATTCTGACGTTTAGCTGAATTCTTGACTTTTCCAAGCAGAGAAACTGCAATCTCTCTGTTTTCAACCTTTGTTTCCATCAAAGCGTTGAACAAAGCCATTTCTCTGCCAAGTTCTGACTTGGTTGTAAAGAAACGAGATAATAGCCGCTTTGCCTTGTCAACGTCAGCCATTCGTTTGTCTAGAATGGCACTTGCAATATAACGCGAGAAAAACTCTTGAAGTAAGCCTATGTTTCGTTTCTTGTTGTGTCTGAAAGACATTATTCATCACCTATTTTCAACTACAGGTCAATTTCTGTTGATAAATAGGGGGTAACACGTCGTCACTCCTGTTCCTAGTCCAGATTGGTAAGGTCAACCGTATCCTCCGAAGATTCAACTTCAGTCTCAGCAACCGACTCAACAAGAATCTCATCTTCGGTCATGCTAACTTCCAGCAAAGAACCATCGTCTTTTGTTGTACTTTCAGACAATAACACTCCGCTTGCACGTTTTTGAACAAGATGGACTTCTAGATGCTTGAAGATAGACCGGATTTCCTTGGTAATCAAGACCGGGAGTTCTTCTGTTTCGCTAAAGTCTTTACTAATCTGGTCATCGATAGACTCTTCGGTTAGAGGACTGGTTAAGAAGCCTTTATCATAAATGTCGGTAAGACTTCGGCTTTTCCCACTAAGCATTCCTCCGAGATCCGGAAGTCCGAGATTTCGTCTTCCGCCTGCACCAACTCGTCTCTGACGGTTCTTTTCATCTCTTTTGACAAACGGGCTAGGTTGGATTGGAGGAGCTTTTCCAGCCAAGGATGGAAGAGAGGTGGTTGGAAGGTTTTCTGGGCTTCCAGAGGCATCCTGGTCGTTGTAATCAACAATCTTGGAGAAGTTGTCGAGTTCAACCGAAGTATCCTCAACAGGAGGATTTTTAGGCACGTCCGCGCCAGGAATAGAATACCCGCTCGGATTGAATGGATCAGTAGACTTCGCTGGCTCTGGGTCCGTGCTCTGAGCCACTGCAATGGCATCAAGTTCTACCTCTTTAATCTTATCCACTCGAAGACCTTTGTTAACGCTCCTAAGCTCATCATCCGACAACTCAAGGATATTCTTCTGAACCCAGAGTTCATCCACAAGTTTCGAATCCTTGTATTTCTGGGCAATATCAATCTTGGAGTTCAGATTCTCTAACTTCTGAAGCATTGCCAGAATGGATGGATTCGATAGACGAAGGTCAAAGGACATCAGGTCCTGTTCGTTGAATCCCTTGGCATAGAGATGAATCATCGCAAGCTTGTTTAGCTCGGCGATCACAATCTTTTGAAAGGAGCTGATGGTTCTGGAGAATCGAACGTCCATCTGAGCCAAAGAGGCTTTTCCAGTCAAGTTTTCATCAAAGTTCAAATACGCTTTTGGCACCTGGACAGCAGCAAACAGCTTCTTTTGAAGATATTCTACGTCTTCGATAGCTGTAGTGTTCTGTCCACCAGCAAGAGTTTCAATCTTGGTGCCATCCTCAGTTCCTCGACGTGGAATGAAGTAATCGTCAATAATGGCCTGTGGAGAGTATCTTTGGTCAATCCTGCCATCCGGCCTGGATACAACATCCTGGGCTCTCAGAGTTTGCTTGACTTGTTCCATATAGGAACCAATGTCATTTGGTGCTAGATGAGAAACGTCCACATAGAAGACTCTACGTTCTGGGGAACGAACAATACGATAAGTGAGCATGGAATCTTCCATCATTATCAACTGACGCCAAACACGTCTAGCAGATTCGAGAATACTTGTTCCATAAGGCAAGAACATATCATTTCCTAGAATCCTGAAATGACTTACCTGCCAGTTTTCCAGATACTTGTTACCGCGAGTTAACCACTTGAAACGAACGGCGTAAGGATCATTCGGATCAAAGCCTTCTTCACGCTCAAGTTCATTAACGCGAATTGGCTGGGCATTTACAACCCCGATGTCTGGTACAACCTCGTTATACAAGAAGAAATCACCATATTTCGCCATGTTTCTGACCCATGGACGCAGGTTGTAGTCAATATTCAGGATATCATAGAACAGTTCATCAAGAGCCCTTTTGATTTCAGGATTTGAACTAAAGACGTGAAAGGAGCGTCCACGCTCGTCTCCGGAAGTTACTTCATCTGCATAGATGTTTAGAGCAGTAGCCATTTCTGGCGTATACTCCATCGTTCCGAACTCTGCATATCTTGACATACGATCAAGTAAGCCATATGCGCCGAGAGTAGAGAACGGAGAACTTTCCTTACCAAAAGGAAACGGTGCTCGATAGCCATAGTTGCCACGAATAACATCGTTGTCAAAGTAGTTGTTGTAGTTATAACCCTTGACCTTTCTCTGAATGCTGGGTCCGCTACGGAACAGCCGCGTTAAGCGTCCAAAGAAATTATCGTTTCGTGCCATTGTTTATCCCGGTTATTTAGCCACTAACCTATCACCCAATAAAACAAATGGACAGCCGGGAGGAAGATTGGTGTCTATCTCTAATTGGTTAGGTTCCACTAAAGATGATAATCAAGTTCTCAGATATGGAAAAACAGGCAATAGATCACGTAATTGCCTATGTTGGAGGAACTACCACCGACTGGGTTATAATCAAGCTCCAACTTGTCAAGACCTTCCCACCATTTTCCCGTAATCGATTTTCTCTTCGTCACCAAGGTTCCATGAAGTTTTTTATCAATGACTTTGAACAAGCGGTTATTGCCTACTGGAAAGAAAAGACTGGATTTGAGCCACGACTTGAGGATTCCAGGTTTCATCCGAAAGATT